TTTGATCTACATAAAAAGTTAACAGAACAAGAAGGTTATGACCCTCAATCTGATGAGTATTATTCTGAAATAGATAAGAGAATAAGACTTGAATTCCCCCACAAATTTGCTAATAATACTAGCAAAGGGGAAACGACCAAACCCGTACAAACAGTAGCTAGTGCGAAGCGAAGTACAAATACTGGTCGCAAGACTGTGAGACTCACGCCCTCTCAGGTAGCAATCGCTAAAAAATTAGGTGTGCCACTAGAAGAATATGCGAAACAATTAAAAATCACGAAGGAGGTATAGCATATGGAAAATGATAAACTAAACAAGACCTCGCGTGCGAGTCAAACTAGAGAAAAAGAAGTTCGAAAAAAAGTTTGGACTCCACCATCATCTTTAGATGCACCACCTGCGCCTACAGGTTTTAGACATAGATGGGTAAGAGCTGAAACTCTTGGCTTCAATGATACAAAAAATGTATCAGGAAGAATAAGACAAGGTTATGAATTAGTGAGAGCTGATGAATATCCAGAAGCGGATTATCCAATTGTTGAAGACGGCAAATACGCAGGAGTGATCGGAGTTGGTGGCCTTGTGCTGACAAGGGTACCGGAAGAGATCGCAAAACAACGACAAGAGTACTATGCTAAGCAAGGTACTGAACAAGTTGAAGCTTTAGATAACGATCTTATGAAGGAACAGCATCAGAGTATGCCTATCAATATTGATAGACAATCTCGTGTAACCTTCGGTGGCTCAAAGAAGAGTTAATTTTTTAACGATTCCTAACCATCAAAGGATAAACTAAATAAATGTCTATAAGGAGGACACAACTATGGCAAATAAAGACGCAGCGTTCGGTCTAAGACCGATCGGAAAAGTTGGTCAGAATAGAGACGCACAAGGTTTATCCGAATACAGCATTGCAGCTTCGGCTACAGCGATTTACCAAAACGACCCAGTAGAAATGCTGGCGACTGGTACAATTGGTGTTGCAGCAGCGGGTGATGTTTTATTAGGAGCACTTACTGGTGTATTCTATACTGACGCATCAACAAGCAAGCCTACATGGGCGAACCACTTAAACGCATCTAACACTGCAACAGATATTGTTGGATTCGTAAGTGATGACCCTTATGAAAGGTTTGAAGTACAAAGTGCTGGTACAGTAGCCCAAACAAACATTGGTAACTGTGCTGACATCGTGTACGCAGCAGGTAGTTCGCATGACTACGTTTCAGGAGTAGAAATTTCTGGAACTATGGCAGCAACTGCAGCTCAGTTAAAAATAATAGGTGTTTCTAAAGATCCTGAGAATGACGAACTAGGCGCAGCTAATGCGAACGTAGTCGTTACTATCAACGAACACTTTATGAAACAAACAGCCGGAATATAAGGAGTATAAATTATGGCGATATCAAGAGGACAACTAGTTAAAGAACTAGAGCCAGGTTTGAATGCTTTATTCGGTCTGGAATATAAACAGTATGAGAATCAACATGCTGAGATTTACACTACTGAATCTTCTGACAGAGCGTTCGAAGAAGAAGTAATGTTATCTGGGTTTGCTCAAGCACAGACTAAGTCTGAAGGTGCTGGCGTGGCTTTTGACAATGCTCAAGAGACTTTCACAGCTAGATACACTCACGAGACTGTGGCTTTAGCGTTCTCAATTACTGAAGAAGCTATTGAAGATAATCTGTATGACAGATTAGCATCTAGATACACAAAAGCGTTAGCTAGATCAATGGCACAAACAAAACAAGTGAAAGCAGTAAACCCACTAATTCAAGGTTTACCTACAACTGATAACTACGATTCAGGTGATGGTGTTTCTTTATTTAACACTGCTCACCCAACAATCGCTGGTACAGTAGCTAACACTTTAGCAACTCAAGCTGACCTTAACGAAACTTCATTGGAGCAGTCTTTAATCGACATTGCTGCAATGACTGACGAAAGAGGTCTAAAAATTGCTGCTAGAGGAATGAAAATGATTATTCCTTCTGAGCTTCAATTTACAGCTGAAAGACTTATGAAGTCTGACAAAAGAGTTGGTACTGCTGATAATGATACAAACGCTATCAGATCAATGGGAATGGTTCCACAAGGTTATGTGGTTAACAATTTCTTAACTGATACAGATGCGTTCTACATTACAACAGACGTGCCAAATGGTATGAAATACTTCCAAAGAGCAGCTATCAAAACTGCAATGGAAGGTGATTTCGATACTGGCAACGTAAGATACAAAGCTAGAGAAAGATACTCTTTCGGAGTTTCTGACTATAGAGGTATCTTCGGTGTTGAAGGTGCTTAATACCTAATCATTTTGAGGCGGGACACAATCCCGCCTCATTTAACATATAGAAAGAAAAAACCATGAATAAATACTTAGTTAAAATTTTTACAAAACATCTTCAAACACAATTTGAAATCGAAAGCGATAAAGAAATAAATGATGCGGACGAGCTAAATAAACCTATCATTGACTTTCTAGGAAAATCTGATATAAAATGGGAACAAAATGATCTGCAATACAATAGTACTGCAAATGATTTTTATATAACCTATGAGGAGGTTAATAATGGCTCAGGACAACATGGTATTGTTCGCGAAGAAACTGAAACTCGAGTCTAAATGGAACGAGTTGTTTCTTGAAAACAAGGGACAAATTACCGCTGAAATGTCTGTTATTGGTGATGAGATCAAAACAGTAATTAGATCAATCATCAGGCAACAAGAGGAGCAAGTCCGAACCAATCCTAAAGATGGTGAAATTCATCTTTACGCTGGTTAATTAGGACTTATACATTACTGGAATTGATCTTTTCCTGTAGGGATTTCTTGCACTTTTCTATAATTTAATATATAAAATAATCACTATACATAAAATTCTGCATAGACGCGTATAGTCGACGGCCTAGAGACTATGTAGAAATAACTAGGAGGATATAACTATGGCAAATACTACGTTCACAGGACCAGTCGTAGCACTTAATGGTTTCATTGGTGGTGCTAACGAAAACGTTGGTGATACACAACAAGGTGGAAAAGTTTCTTGGACTGTTTCTAATGCATCAACTGTTACGATTGCATCAGGCACAAGAGCAGGAGAAACTTTAAGTGCAGTAGACAATGATGGTGTTATGATTTACGTTGCTAACGGATTTTCTAACGCAGCTACTTATGCATTTTCTGATGGTACTACTTGGAAAAGAGTACAAGATGGTGCAGACATTGCAACTGGTGCATAATTAATTATGGAGCCCTTCGGGGCTCCTTTAAATTTTTAAGGAGAAAAATATGGCAGCTAAAGGTGACGTAAAAGCAATAAGAGTTGACGCAACTGGATCTGTTTTCGCAGGAAGAACTAGACTTAGAGGTATCATTGTAGAAAATACAAATGCTTCTGCAGCTCAGTCAATTACTTTACAAGACAACGAAGGAACTCAATTCCAAACAAGTTGTCCTGCAGGTGATGTATTTGCATTTAATGTTCCAGAAGATGGAATATTATTTGAAAACGGAAAGAAATTGTGCTCACAATACAGCAATTAAATACATCACCAATTTTAAGAAAATTGTTCGAATAGCTTATGCAAACAATTGGATTAGCAAAGACCCATTTTTCAATTGGAAAGCACGTTTAAAAATTGTGGATAGAGAATTTTTAAACGAAGATGAAATTCAAAGTTTGATTACTAAAGAATTTCAGATACCACGTTTAGACCAGGTAAGAGATATATTTATATTTAGTTGTTTTACAGGTTTGGCTTATGCAGATGTAAAAAAACTAACAAAAGACAATATTGTAATTGGCATAGATGGTAACAAGTGGATAAATACCAAAAGAACAAAAACCAATACAGCAAGTAATATCCCAATTTTACCATGTACCGAAGATGTAATAGGTAAATATTCAGATCATAACGAAGTAATTTATGGTAACAAACTGCTACCTGTACTAAGCAACCAAAAAATGAATGCTTATTTAAAAGAAATTGCAGACATCTGCGGCATCACAAAAAACCTTACTTTCCATTTGGCTCGTCACACTTTTGCCACCACGGTTACTTTAACCAATGGGGTTCCAATCGAATCCGTAAGTAAAATGCTAGGACATAAATCTTTAAAAACTACTCAGCATTACGCTAAAATTATAGACAAGAAAGTAAGCGTTGATATGAACATACTTCGTGATAAACTAAATCAAAAAAATGAAGAAAGTTTAAATTCAGACAAACACAAATCAGTTTAACTTTTCTTATTTAAAATGAATATAGATTGTACTATTTTTTTTAATATTACTTTAAATCAACATATTTTTTGATTTAATTTGATTCATAATAAATTGCTTTTTTAAACTTCAAATTC